TCTTGGATATCAAACAAAAGGCGGAACTAATATTGGTCTTGAGACCGATATGGGTGATAACGCTATGTTTAAAATTAGTAGAACTTTTGCCAAAGGCGGCCTAGCTAAGATCCTGGAGGTCTAATGCCTTTAAAAAAAAATTTAGGATACGATCCCTACAAAGATTTAAAGACAAGCTCTTATTCAAATATAGAGTTTACGTTTGAAAACTCTTCAGATGAATTTAAAAAATGGTTTAAAAAAAACTATCCAAATCAAGATTATGATTCATTTTATTCTGAAGAAAAAAGAAGAATAAGAAATCTTTTTGATACTGTTCAAAAACAAGAAGCCAACAAACTATTAAGAGCAAAAAAATTTAACCCAATTATAAAAGATTTAACCGAGTTTAATAAACTTGGTTTTTATCCAAGAAACTATTTTTCACAAGGAAAAGTAGGTTTATCTTCAGCAAGATTATATCAGTTATTTGGTGATAAATTAAAAAATATTGAACCAATTGACTCAAAATATTTTAAAGCTGCAAAAAAATATGTAGCAGCGCCTTTAGAAAAAAAACAGGAATTTGGTTTTAAAACTAAAATTTTAAAAGAAACTGGAATTAAAAAAAATAAATCAAATTTTAATTCATTTAAAAAAGCTTTACAAAGAATAGGTATTTTTGAAAATGAAATAATTCCAAAAGGTCAAAATTTAGTAGGTAATAGAAGAGCTAGGGATATTAAAATAACCAATGAATCTATTGAAGCTGCTCTTGGTGGTCAAGAATTTTCTGCAGGAATAAAAGTGCCGGGTAAAAAAGGTTCTTATATTCATCTAATGCACTTAGCTGATCGAAGTGGCCCTACTGTTATAAATGAACTAGCTTATGGTCCTGGGGAATTAAATACTTTACTTGCAAATAAAAACAGTGGTGCTGAAAAATTTAGAACAACCCTATCTAAACACATGGATAAGATTGCTAAAAACTATAAGGGAAAAGAATTTTATAACATAAGTCCTTCAAAAACGTCTATTGATCAACAAAGATTTAAGGAAGCATTAGAATTAAAATTTGGAACATCAAAAGGAAAGATACCTTTGAAAGCATACATTGATACAATTTTAAATGAAGAGGCAAGATTAATGGGGATGGCTACTGATGGTCTAATTACTATGAGACCTTTAGATCCTTTAACACTAGAACGAATGAGTCCTGCTTTTAATGTTCGTGGTATGGGAACAGATACAACTACAACTATCTTAGATGTTGCAGCAGAAAAACAAGCTGCAGGTAAAGGGAAGTTTGGAGCAAAAACAGCTGATTTAAATTTAACAGCAAATCTTGCTTTTAATGAAGTTAAGAATAATTTAAAAACAAAAGACATACAACCGATTATAGATAAAATTGCTGCAGCCATGAAAGGTGGTCTTCAAAATCAAACCTATGAAGACATAATGGCATTGGCTTCACAGTGCAGTAAATTAAAAACAAGCGGTTTTTATAAATTTGGTGGAAGAGTTAAATTACAAGCTGGTGGAAATGTTTGTTCAAATGTTGTTAACGCTATTAAACAATTACCAGAAGATGATTTTATAAATTTATCAAAAAATACTGCAATAGAATCTACAGCTTTCAGGCTATTAAAAAGTGGTGGTAAATTTGGTGCACTAGCTGCAGCAGGTGCTGTAGCAGCAGGTGCTGTTAAAAAATTTATGAACGACGATCCATCAACTTATTTATCAAATGAAGGTCAACAAAAAAATATGTTGGTTGACATGGTAACAGGATCGTTAGATGATACACCTGAAGAAAGACCTGCCATATTAGATTATCAATTACCTGTACTAGGTGGCGCAGCTGTAGCAGGAACTGCTGTTACTGCTCCTTCAACAATTGAAGCCGCTAGATCAGCAAGGTTTGGAAAAACACCGTCAGGAATTACAAAGACAGCATTAAAAACTTTAGGAAGAGGTTTAGGAGCTCTTGGAACTCCAGCTGGTCTACTTGCAACTGAACCATTATTTTTAGCTGGTCAAGTTCAACAAGGAGATTCGTTAGGAGAGATTGCAACTAATCCAATGAATTATTTAGGAGCTGCATTTGTAGGCCCTATAGATAAATTTGCTACCAAAGGATTAAGTCCTCAGATTGCAAAAACAATGAGACTTGGAATTAGTCCAAATGTTTTAAAAACTGTATCTCGAAGATTCGGATTACCTGGATTAGCGTTATCACTAGGTATTAGTGGATATGAAACATTTGACGATTACAGAAACAAAAGAGGTATGTTTAGTGAAGAATAAAACTCTTGTTGCAAATATGCAACACGTTAAATGGAAGGAGATCCCGCCTTTAAAAGGTCCGGACTCACAAGGGTTGAATGTTCCCACAAAACAAGTTAAAACAATAGAGAACTCGGAGAATATAAATGGCAGAAATAGACAAACCATTACCAAACGTAAATACTGAAATTAAAGTACCTGGCGAAGAAGAAATTGTTGAAGCTCAACAAACAACTGTTGAAGAACAAGTTGGACCAGATGATGTACAAATAACTCAGGAAGAAGACGGAGGTGCTACAATTAATTTTGATCCAGAAGCAGTTAATCAACCTGGAACAGAATCACATTTTGATAATTTAGCAGAATTATTACCTGAAGATGTGTTAGGTAAACTAGGATCAGAACTTGCAGCAAATTTTGAACAATACAAATCTTCTAGAAAATCTTGGGAAGATACTTACACAAAAGGTTTAGATCTTTTAGGATTTAAATATGAAAATCCAACTCAACCATTTCAAGGAGCTTCTGGTGCAACACACCCAGTTTTAGCAGAAGCAGTTACACAATTTCAAGCACAAGCTTACAAAGAATTATTACCTGCAAACGGTCCAGTACACACACAAATAGTTGGACTTGCAGATAGAGCTCGAGAAGAGCAATCAAACAGAGTTAAAGAATTCATGAACTATCAGCTCATGGATGTGATGAAAGAGTATGAACCCGAGTTCGATCAAATGCTTTTTTATCTCCCTCTTAGTGGCTCTGCTTTTAAGAAAGTCTACTATGACGAACTTTTAGGCAGAGCTGTATCAAAGTTTGTACCAGCGGATGACTTAGTTGTTCCATACACTGCAACTTCATTAGAAGATGCTGAAGCAGTAGTGCATGTAATTAAAATGTCTGAAAATGATTTAAGAAAAAAACAAGTTTCAGGTTTTTATAAAGACATTGAATTAACACCTGGTTACAATCAAGAAACAGAAGTAGAGAAAAAAGAAAGAGAACTAGAAGGAATTAAAAAAACTAGAGACGAAGATATTTATACTGTATTAGAAGTTCATACAGATTTAGATTTAGAAGGTTTTGAAGACAAAGACTCATCAGGAGAACCAACAGGAATTAAACTTCCATACATTGTAACTCTTGAAATGGGCGGAAGAAACATATTATCAATTAGAAGAAACTATCAAGCAGACAATCCACAAAAACTTAAAATAGATTATTTTGTTCATTTTAAATTTTTACCTGGAATGGGTTTTTATGGTTTTGGATTAATTCATATGATCGGTGGTTTGTCTAGAACGGCAACTACTGCATTACGTCAATTGTTAGACGCAGGAACTTTAAGTAATTTACCGGCAGGATTTAAACAACGTGGAATCAGAGTTAGAGACGAAGCACAAGCGATTCAACCTGGAGAATTCAGAGATGTAGATGCACCTGGAGGAAGTATCAAAGATGCATTTATGCCTTTACCATTTAAAGAACCCTCACCAACTTTATTACAGTTAATGGGGATAGTGGTACAGGCAGGGCAAAGATTTGCCGCCATAGCTGACATGCAGGTCGGTGACGGCAACCAACAAGCAGCTGTTGGGACGACCATAGCTCTCTTAGAACGTGGTTCCAGAGTCATGTCAGCCATACACAAGAGATTGTATGTGGCGATGAAGAATGAATTTAGTCTATTGGCTGGAGTTTTTAAAACTTATCTACCAGCTGAGTATCCATACGACGTTGTAGGTGGACAAAGAAATATTAAAGTTACAGATTTTGATGATAAAGTAGATATTATTCCAATTGCAGATCCAAATATATTTTCTCAATCACAAAGAATTAGTTTAGCACAAACAGAATTACAACTTGCAATGTCAAATCCGCAATTGCATAACTTATATGAAGCGTTTCATGCAATGTACACAGCGATTGGTGTAAAAAATATCGATAAAATTTTACCACCACCGCAACAACCACAACCAATGGACCCTGCAACAGAAAATATTCTTGCAATGAGCAATAAACCGTTCCAAGCATTCAAAGGACAAGACCATCAAGCGCATATTACGACCCATTTAAACTTTATGGCAACAAATATGGCTCGAAATAGCCCTGTTGTAATGGCTGCACTAGAAAAAAACATTTTTGAACACATTTCTTTGATGGCACAAGAGCAATTAGAGGTAGAATTTAGAGATGAGATCGCACAATTGATGCAAATGCAACAAATGGTGCAACAAAATCCAATGTTACAGCAAGATCCGCAGTATCAACAGCAAATTATGCAGATGTCAATGAATTTAGAGTCTAGAAAAGCTAAATTAATTGCAGAAATGACTGAAGAATTTAAAAATGAAGAGAATAAAATTATGGGTGAGTTTAATGGCGACCCAATTGCTAAATTAAAAGCAAGAGAACTAGATTTAAGAGCTATGGACGACACTGTCAAACGTGAACAAGACCAAGAAAAGATTAATTTAGATAAATCTAAACAATTAATGGGTCAACAACAGTTTGATGAAAAGCTGCAACAAAACGAAGAATTAGCTGAATTAAGAGCTGATACCTCGCTAACTAAAACACAAATGGGTATTGACGCAAAAATGGTCAATGACATGATGAAACAAACTGATGTTAGGATCTTGAAAGGTCCTAAAAGATAGTATAAGAAACTAAAAGGAGAAAAACTATGGGAAAAGGAAAAACATTCTTTACAAAAAACAATCCAAATTACATTGGGAAAGTTGTATCTGATACGCCAAAAGCAGATGCTAACAATACTCTTTCTGTAAATGCGGATGGTTATGCACAAGAAGTTGAAGTTAAAATTCCTCAAGGTGAGCCAACTGTAAATAAAGTTGGTGGCCAAAGAAGAATGTTAGCTTCTAAAAAATCTACAGTTAAGTGGTACTAGTATGTGGTTATCGGCAATTAAATTAGCCGTCTCTGCTGGTAGTAAAATTTATGCTAATAAGCAGAAGGCAAAAGTCGCTATGTCAGATGCACAGCTATTGCATGCAGAACGACAAGCTCGAGGTGAGGAAGCTTACCAAGGTAAACTTTTAGAGGCCCGTCAAAACGACTACAAGGACGAATTCGTTTTGGTGATACTCTCGGCGCCAATTTTGGTGCTTGCATACGGGGTCTTCAGCAATGATCCGGTGGCTCTTGATAAGATTAAGATCTTTTTTGAGCATTTCGCGGCATTGCCGACATGGTTCACTTCACTTTGGATACTTGTAGTTGGATCAATTTTTGGTATAAAGGGAACACAAATATTTAGGAATGGTAAAAAATAATGAGCAAAAAATCTAGAAAAAGAAATAGAAGATTACTTAAAGCTGCGGCCTTAATAGGCGGTTTAGCAATGATGGGTAGAGGAAGAGGAACAGGTGTGTCTGGAAGTGATAAAGCTAAATTTACTTCAGATGCAGCATACTCAATTCCTGGAGGTGATGAAAGTTCTTTCAAGGTTCAGGATGTAAAAGTAAATGTTCCAAGTAAAAAACCAGTTGTTAATCTTAGTAGGATGACAGGACATGGTGACCAAGGAGGATTAACTGGTCAAAAGAAAAGAAGCGATTATGTACGAAGAGCTAGGGATGCAGCAAGAGCCAATGCTATGAGAGCACTTAGATCTAATGAAGCTTATAGAGGTAACATAATGACAGCCCCATCTACAGGAACTATTTTTGAAGATTCTGGAGTACCAAACATGTATCAATCTGCAAGAAAAGGTGGCAGAATAGTTAAAGGTAAAAAAACAGCAGTTAGAACTGGAGCCGCAAAACGTGGTTTCGGAAGAGCATTTAAAGGAGGAAAAAAATAATGGCAAATCCAAGATTTAACAAACAAGTAGCAGAACCTAGAGGTAGAGTAAAAGCTATGGGCGGTGGAATGATGAGACGAGATATGAGATCTGGTTATTATCCATCGGACATGGGCATGGAAGGTGGTGCTATGTACAAAAAAGGTGGTCGTGTTAAGAAAAAGAAACAAGGCTACAAAGATAGAAAAGATGAGTCTATTGCTATGAGAATTCGTAAGAAAAGAACTAAGAAGCAATTAAAAGCTTCTAGAGATGAGTCTTACGGAAAATTCGGAAGCAAAGCTAAAAAATCAGGAAAAATAAATAGATAATGATTAAAAAAATTATTGAAAAAATTTTTGGAAGATTTTGTAGATGCAAAGTTGAAGTAAAAGAAATCTGCGAACATGCAAACAGGATTTCTAAAACTGTTAAATATTGCACCGACTGTAAATTAGTTTTAGACGAAAGTTAAAAGGAGAAACATGAGAAGTGATAACGGAAATAAAAAATACCCTTCAAAAGGTATGAATAAATTAGCCGCAGAAAGACCTGACGTAGCCAAAAAAATAATGGGTTACAAAAAAGGTGGTAAGGCATCTAGTGCTTACCATACAACTAAAGACGGACGTAGAGTCAAGAAAGGTTTGTATTATTACATGAACAGAGCCAAAAAAAGAGGCACTAGCAAACCCGGTAAAGGAACTGTGACTGATAAGGCATTGAAAAGATCTGCGAAGACTGCTAAAAAATAGTCATGAGAAAACAGGACAACATGCCTGCAAGAAACAAAAAGAACTTCAGACCTACGAAGTCTGGAGCAGGTATGACACGAGCCGGTGTCGCTGCCTATAGAAGAAAAAATCCCGGTTCAAAATTAAAAACAGCCGTGACTGGAAAAGTCAAACCAGGATCAAAAGCTGCAAATCGACGTAAGTCGTACTGTGCGAGAAGCGCAGGCCAAATGAAACAATTTCCAAAGGCTGCAAAAGATCCTAATTCTAGACTAAGACAGGCACGTAAACGATGGAAATGTTAAATGAAGAATGCAATATTAGACGCACTAGAAGATAGATATACAGCACAAATTTCAGAAGCAGACGCTACCATTAAAATATATTTAGAAAATTCTGTGGGTATTGGAGAGCATCCTCAACACATAGATGAGATAGATAAGCTGTTTCAAAAAATTGCAGATGCACAAGAAAAGTTAAAAGCAATTGAAGATTTTAGGGAGCCAAGAAGTGCCCTTTAGATCTGAAAAACAAAGAAAATACTTATTTGCAAAAAAACCTACCATTGCAAAAAAGTGGAGTAAAAAATATGGTAGCAAAATAATAAAGAAAAGGAAAAAGAAATAATGGATGAAATGACATTTATAGACAAAGTAAGAAAAATAATAAAGATGAGACATGATGATATTGTTTCCGCAATGGCATCTGGTGCTGTTGACAATATGGAAAAATATCAGTATATGTTAGGTCAGATACGAACGTATCAATATTTAAGTCAGGAAATATCCAGCCTGCTAAACAAAAAGGAGCAAAATGACAAAGAAGGAACCGTTATCAACATCAACT